GGTGACCGACGAGCAGCTGGAGGACGTGGCGCTGGTGGAAAGCTACATCAACGGCCGCCTTGGCTTTGGTGTGCGCCAGCGGCTCGACAGTCAGGCGCTGATCGGGAACGGCACCGCGCCCAACCTGCGCGGCATCCTCAACACCGCTGGCATCCAGACGCAGGCCAAGGGGGCGGACCCGATCATGGACGCGATCTACAAGGCGATCATCAACGTCTATCTGGTCGGTCGCGCGATGGCGACGCACATCGTGCTGCATCCGCGCGATTTCCAGCGCATCCGCCTGACCCGCACCGCCGACGGGATCTACATCTACGGCTCGCCGCTTGAAGCTGGCCCGATGCGCCTTTGGGGGCTGCCGGTGGTGATGAACGATGCGATCGCTGAAGGCACCGGCCTGATCGGCGCGTTCGATCCGAGCTGGATCATGCTGTTCGAACGGCGCGGTCTCGACATCCAGATGGGCTATGTCGGCACCCAGTTCACGCAGGGTCTGCGCACCATGCGCGCGGACATGCGCGCCGCGCTGGCGGTGTTCCGCCCGGCGGCCTTCTGCACCGCCACCGGCCTCAACGCCTAATCGCCTCTCCCGCAGCCGGGATGATCCCCCCGGCTGCGACCCACCCGGGGCCGGTCGCCCCCCTCCAGGCAAACCCGACCGGCCCCGGCTTTCCCGGCAGCTCCTTCCCCGATCGAGCCGCCCGGCAAGCCCCTTCAGGAGAGTTACCCATGTCCGTCACCCAGTCAGGCTTTCCGCGCACGGTCGCCTCTGCCGTCATCCCCGGCGGCGCGATCGGCAATCTGCCGTGCCCCGGCATCCGCGCCGGCGATCAGCTGGTCAGCGTCGTCCAGATGACCAGCGCGCTGGCCCGCACCGATCGCTTCGCCAACGCCTCGATCCCGGCCGGGACCGAAGGGCAGATCGCGATTGCGAGCGTGGCCACCACCGGCAGCTGGCTCGTCGTCACCTGGCTGCGCGGCCAGTGATCGCGTGGCTTTGATCCGTTTTCATCAGGAGCACCAACCCATGTCCCAGAATGTGATCGCCGCCCAGCGGCTCTACCTCACCGCCGACAAGTCGCAGCTGGTTGCCGAGGGCGATGAACGCGCCGCCTTCCTGTTCTGCGGCGAGGGCGACGAAATCCTGCCCGACGTGCACGAACGCTTCGGCCTGGTCGACGGCGCGCTGCCGGGCTTCGATGCCGAAGCTGTTGCCGCCGCCGAAGCGCAGCGGATCGCTGCCGAACAGCAGGCCGCTGCCGATGCCGAAGCTGCGCTGAAGGCCCAGCACGAGGCTGCCGCCGCCGAAGCTGAAGCTGCCGAGAAGGCCGCCGCCGAACAGGCTGCCAAGGAAGCCGCTGAAGCCGCCGCCAAGGCGCAGGCCGAGACCAAGCCCAAGGCTGCCGCCCGGACCAAGCCCAAGGGCGCGGCGCAGACCAAGGACGCCTGATCGATGGCCACCCGCGTCCGCGTCATCACCGAGGAAGCACCCGCGATCGTGCTCTCCTACCCCCGCGAGGCCGATCCGGTCTTCGGGGCGGAGTTCACCGAAATCGCCCAACTTCCCCCGCATTTCGAACAGGCGTTCACCGTGAGCGCCGGGTTCGATCTGCTGGTCGCGGAGATGCCGCTGGACGCGGCGCTGGCCGATGACGCCGCCGACGCTGCGATCAACTTCGTCGCCGATGCGGTCGAAAGCCGGGAGGCCGCCTGAGATGGCTCTGCTCGATCGCGTCAAACTGCGCGTCCCCACCGATCTGCCTGACAGCGAAATCGCCGCGATGATCGCCGACATCACCGCCGATCTCGATCAGCGCTTCGGTGCGGCCGGCGCGGTGACGGTGGAGCTGGGCGATCCGCTCAATCCTGCTGACCGTCTGGTGCAGACCCTGCGGCTCACCCGCCCGGCCGACACCGCGCAGCCGATCACGGTGACCGAGATCGATCCCGGCAACACCGGTCTCGCCGCCGACGAGAAGCTGCTGGCGGCGGGCGATTTCTGCGTGCTGCACGGCGGCCGCACCCTCCAGCGCCTGACCGGCGGGCCGAACGCCCGCACCCACTGGGCACCGCTGGTGCGCGTCACCTACACGCCCCTCGGCCTCGCCGCGGCGCGCGAGGAGGTGACGATCAAGCTGATCGCGCTCGACCTCACCTACCGCGGCGCGCTGCGCAGCGAGCGGGCGGGCGACTACCAGTTCACCCTCAGCGGCGACATCGCCGCCGATCGCGAGGCGATCCTGAAGACGCTGGAAGACCGGCGCGGGATGGTGCTGGCGTGACCGCGATCATCATTTTCTTCGCGGTGTGCGGCGGGATCATCCTGGCCGATCTGATCCGCAGCCTTGAGCAACGCGCCGCGCTGCGGCGGCACCGGCGGATCATGTCCCGCTTTTACGGCAATGATTGGTGGGGCGAATGATCTGCGGTCTTCTCAAGGTGCGGATCACCATCCGCCCGGCGCTGCTGCCGCTGGTGCTGCTGGCGGGGTTGATCCCCTGCCGGGCGACCAGCTGGATGGCGAAGTTCGCCTTTCGCGCCGAGGTGGTGAAGTGATCGCCGGCCGCCTGACGATGCTCGCCCGGGTGGAGCGCAACACCGCGACCGGCACCGACAGCTGGGGCAACCCGGTCGCGCCTGCCTTCACCGTGCTCCACAACGCGCTGCCCTGCTTCGTCTACTCGAAGAGCAGCCGCGAGCTGGTGGACGGGGCCAAGACCGCGATGATCGAGGATCTGCGGGTGATGATCCACCACGTCGCCGATCTGGCCGAAGGCGACGAGATCACCAGCGTGATGGACCGCCTCGGCCGGGTGCTGATCACCGGGCGGCTGAAGGTCGAAGGCCCGGTCCAGTTCAAGCACACCCACCGCGAAGCCGCGCTCCAGAGGATCGGGTGATGAGCAGCCAATCGCTCCGCTGGGATGGTGCCGCGCTCACCGAACGGATGCGCAAGGCGCAGATCCTCGGCGTCAATGCGACGATGTCCGAAGCGGTCCAGCACGCCCGCCGCAATCACGAATGGCAGAACCGGCAGGGCCGCCTCGAAGCGTCGATCAACATCGCCGAGATCGCCAAGGTGGACGGCTCGGGCGTGGTCGGCACCTGGGGATCGACCGATGTCCGCTACGCGCTGATCCACGAGCTGGGCGGCGTGATCGTGCCGGTGCGCGCCAAGGCGCTGGCGATCCCGCAGGCGGACGGCTCGGTCCGCTTCGTCAAGAGCGTCACCATCCCGCCGCGCCCCTACCTGCGCCCCGCTGCCGATGCGGTCTATCCGGGGCTGGCGGCCAAGATCGGCAAGGCGTTCGAGCGCACCTCAGGCGCATCTGAAGGGGGCCTCAGCGATGGATGAGGCCTCAAGCACCGCAGGGGTAGGCCGATGAGCGAAGCGGCCGATCTGGAAGGCGGCCTGGTCGCCTACCTGCTGGCGATCCCGGCGGTGGCCGCGCTGGTCGGCACCCGCATTTTCGGCGGCGAGCTGCACCCGGACGAGACCGCCCGGATGCCGCGCGGTGCGATCGTCATCCGCGCTTCGGGCGGGACTTCGCTGACCGGCGAAAGCACGCTCGAGCACGATACCCAGCGGGTCGATGTCTTCAGCTTCGGCGCGACCCCGCGCGAAGCCGCCCTGGTCAGCCGCGAAGCGGGTCTCGCCCTGCGCCGCCTGACCCGCGGCGTTTACGGCGGCTGCCTGATCCACTGGGCCAACACCGCCAGCGGCAGCTTTGCCGCGCGCGAGCCGGTGACCGAGTGGCCGCGCCATTTCCAGTCCTTCCAAGTGATGCACGCTCTCAACCAGATCGAGGAGTAAGACCATGAAGCCCTACGAAATCATCGGTGCCCCGCTGACCCTGTGGGTCGGGCCGGTCGGCACCGCCTTCCCCGCCATCGGTGCTGCCCCCGGCGTGGGCTGGACCAAGGTCGGCACCAACGGCGATCACAGCTACGAAGTGGGCGGCGTTACCACCACCCACCGCAAGACCTACGACAAGGTCCGCACCGCTGGCGCTTCCGGCCCGGTCAAGGCGTTCCTGTCCGAAGAGGACCTGATGTTCGGCGTGACGATGCTCGACCTCACGCTCGAGCAGTACCAGCTCGCGCTCAACGGCAACACGGTCACCACCGTCGCGCCGGGCGCTGGCACGCCCGGGACCAAGAAGATCGGCCTGTCCGAAGACGTCGGCCGGACCCGCGAATACGCCCTGCTGGTGCGTGGCCTTTCGCCTTATGACGAAGCGCTGGCGATGCAGTACTGCGTGCCGCGCTGCTTCCAGTCGGGCGCGCCTGCTCCGGTGTTCCGCAAGGGCGGGACCGGCGCGGGGCTGGCGCTGCAGTTCGAAGCGCTCGAGGACCTTGCCGCCGCCAACGCGCAGGAACGCTTCGGCTACATCCTTGCCGCGCACCTCCCGGCGCTCTGATCGGAGCTGGCGGGATGACCGAGGCAACCAGCGCGCTGCTCGATCTCGACACGCTGATCGAGCGGCCCCGGATCGCGATCGACGGGACGGCTTACGACATCCTCAGCCCCGCCGAGCTGAGCGTGATCGACAGCCACCGCTTCGCGCGCTGGGGCCGCCGGATCGACGCGCTCGAACGGTCCGACGCCGAGGACGAGGCGGCCGAGACCGAGCTCGACGCGCTGGTTGCCAAGGTCGCCCGGCGGATCTGCGTCGGCGTGCCCGAGGACGTCTTCGCCAAGGTGCCCGGCCGCCAGCGACGGCAGATCATCGATGTTTTTACCGCGCTCCTGCTGCGCAACGGGCTGAAGGTGGCAGGGGCGATGATGGCAGCGACGGGGCCGACGCCGGAGTGGATGATCGGTCTGCAAGGCCACCTCTCGACTGGGGCGAGCTGGTCCCCCGGCTCCAGCGGTTCTACGGCGGACGGCCGCAGGACTGGCTGGAGACGCTTCCTGCCGCGCTGGTGAGGGCCTTCGTGGCGATGATGCCGCGCATCCAGGCGGCCGAGAAGCTGGCCGGGGTCGAGCTGGCGGCGCTGTCCGCCAACATCGGTTTCGAGCGGGAGCTTGATCGCCAGCAGCTGCTCGACCGCCTGCGCGACCGGGCGGCGGGCACTTCCGCGCAGCCCCCGGCCAAGGCCGATCCGGCCGATCTGGCCGGGATGGGCATCGCGGTGCGCAGCGACGGCGAAGGGCTGGAGACGATCGCCGACCTTCAGGAGTGGCTTGGCAACCAGGGGCCGGATCATGGCTGAAGCACTCGGCGAAGCGGTCCTGATCCTGCGCACCGATGACAGCGCGCTTGCCGCCGGGGTGAGCCGCGCCGAGGGGCAGGCGCAGAAGCTGGGCGGCACGCTGGACCGGGCGTCGGGCAGTTCGACCAGGCTGGCGGGCGAGATGCTGCGCAGCGGGCAATCGGCCGAGCAGATGGGGCGCGGCTTCAGCCAGGCAGGCGCGCAGGTCGAAGCTTCGGCCAATGCCCAGCGCAATTCGCTCCAGAACCTCGGCTTCCAGCTCAACGATGTCGCCACGATGTTCGCGCTGGGGGCGAGCCCGATGCAGATCTTCGCCGCGCAGGGCGGGCAGATCATCCAGGTGCTCCAGCAGATGGCCGGGGCCTCGGCGCAATCGGGCGGCGCGGCGGAAGAGGCGGGAACCGACATCGAGGGGATGGGGGACAAGGTCCTTGAAACCGCCGACAAGGCGAAGGACATGGGCGGCAAGCTCGGCGCGGTCGCCAGCTTCCTGGGCGGCCCCTGGGGGATCGCGATCACGGTGGCGCTGACCGCGCTGTCGCCCTTCATCGGGCGGCTGTTCGAGGCCGAGGACGCGCTCGAAGGCGTCGAATTCGCCAGCAGCAAGCTCGGCGATGCGCAGGCGATCCTTGGCGGGGTGCTGGACAAGACCACCGGCCAGATCAACACCCAGTCGCAAGCGCTGCTGGCGCTGGCGCGGGCGCAGGCGATCGCGGGCCGGATCGGCGCGCAGCAGCGGCAGGCGGCGGCGCGCAGTGAGCTCGATTCGATCAGCCGGGGCAACCTTGGCGATCTCAGGATCGAAGGATCGATCGGCGGCGCGCGGATTGTGCGGGCCGAAACCGGCGCGGGCATCGTCGATGCCTACCGCAACGGCCAGATGAGCGCGGCGGAAGCCGAGCGGCGGCTGCGGTCCTTCGCTGACAAGGGGATCATCAGCCAGGACGCCTATTTCCGCGCTGCCCAGGCGATCACCAGTGATGCGCTGGAGGCCGAGAACGTCAAGGTCTTCGATGACGCGCAGGCCGCGCTTTCGGGCGACACCGGCGCGGCGCGGCGCATCTTCGGGCCGCAGGGCGGCAGCGGCGGCGGGCGCGGCGGGGGCGGCGGGCGCGCGCGCTCTGGCCCCGCGCCGCGCAGCGAGGCCGAGCGCGCCGCCGATTTCGACCGGCAGGCCGCCGCGCTCCAGCGCGACACGCTGCAAGCGCAGCTCGATCTCGCCACCAGCGCCGAGGAGCGCGCCGGCATTCAGGTCCAGCTGCTCGATCTCGAGCGTGAGCAGCGGCTTGCCGAAATCGAAGCCAGCGATCTGGGCAAGGAGCGCAAGGCCGCGCTGATCGCGCAGACCGAAGCGCTGCTGGGCGTGGCCCCCAAGATCGACGAGCAGGGCAACCTGATCGTTTCGGCCAACATCGGGCTGGAAGGCCAGATCATCGTGCGCGAGCGGATCGCGCAGATGGAGAGGGAAGCCGAAGCGCTC